TCAGCTCCCAAAAAAATCAAGCTGCCCTTGCCACTGCACCGGAAACACCTTCATCAGAGCATCGAGCTGGAGGTGCGAGGACTGTTGCCCGTTCAGAATTGTTTCGACGAGCTGTGGTGCCAATAGCGTCAGCCGCAGCACCCGTCCCACATAGGTTTCGTTGATCGTCTCGGCTGTGGCGATCTCGCGAATGGTGGCGTAGTGGCCGCTCTCCAGCATATCTCTCCAACGGAACGCTCGCGCAATCGCTTTGACCATGGCGCTGTCGATGTGGCGGTGGACGGGCGCCGCTGTGATATCCGTTCCGTCAGGCGCCAGTACCAGCCTACGTCCACCGCGCCTCCTGATCGAAATCGGCACCCGCACTGTGACGGTCCGTCCGTCCTCGCTGAGCTTCGGCTTGGCCATCAGGCCGCCCTCCTGGCTTCCGGCTTGATAGCGCTCAGGTCTGCGACGAGCTTGATCAGCCCTTCATTTCGCAATCGGATGTCGGCCCCGTCCGGGGCGACATCGACTCGGTCGACCAGAAGCTGGATGACCCGCGCCTGCTCGGCCGGGAACAGTTCATCCCAAAGTGGATTGAGCCGCTTCAACGCTTCACGCACATCGGCTTCACTGAGACCATCCAGGGATTGGCGCGCTGCTCGCCATGTGCGGACGATGATCTCTGGCGATCGCAGCAAGCCGCGCACCTGTTCGATCACGGCGCTCTCAATCTCAGCGGCCGGCACGCGCCGGACCGTGCAGGCCTCAGCATCGTGCTTGAGCACATCGGTGGAGACGTAATAGCGGTAGAGCCTGCCGTTTTTCCGAGTGTGCGTCGGCGTCATCGCCCGGCCGGTCGGCCCAAAAATCAGCCCCTTCAGCAGGGCCGGCGTCTGCGCCCGCGTTCGCGCGGCGCGCAGTCGTGGGCTGTCGGTCAGGATGCTGTGGACCTTGTCCCAAAGCGCCTGACTGATGATTGCATGGTGCTCGCCGGGATAAACCGTGCCCTTGTGCACGGCCTGTCCGATGTACGTGCGGTTGTTCAGGAGCTTGTAGATGTAGCCCTTGTCGACCAGCTTGCCGTATCGACCAGTAACTCCCTCAGTGCGCAGCGCGCGCACCAGCGTGGTCGCCGAGCCAATCTTCGTAAAGCGCTCAAAAATCGTACGGACTGTCTTGGCGCCCACTTCGTTCACGACGAGCTTCCGGTCCTTGACGTCGTAACCGAGCGGCACGAAGCCGCCCATCCACATGCCTTTCTTGCGCGAAGCCGCGAACTTGTCGCGGATGCGTTCTCCGATCACCTCGCGTTCAAACTGCGCGAATGACAGCAGGATGTTGAGCGTCAGTCGGCCCATCGAGGTGGTCGTATTGAACGACTGCGTAATGCTGACGAACGTGACGTTGTTGCGATCGAACACGTCGACGAGTTTCGAGAAATCCATCAGCGCGCGGCTGAGCCGGTCGATCTTGTAGACCACGACGACATCAACGCGTTGCGCCTCGATGTCTGCCAGCAATCGCTTCAGCGCGGGGCGCTCCAGCGTAGCACCGGAAATTCCGCCGTCGTCATAGCGGTCGGGTACCAGCACCCAGCCCTCGGCCTTTTGGCTCGCAACGTAGGCCTCGCAGGCCTCGCGCTGGGCATCGAGCGAGTTGAACTCCTGCTCCAATCCCTCCTCGCTGGATTTCCGAGTGTAGACCGCGCAACGGAGTTTGCGGATGACCGGCTTTTTCATGACGCGGTATGCCGATTCTTCAGGCCAAAGAAGAGCAGCCCATTCCAACGCGTGCCGGTGATCGCGCGCGCGATGGCCGAGAGCGATTGGTATGGCCGACCCTGATATTCGAAATCCTCATCACGCACCGTGACGCAATGCTCCACGCCCTGATATTCGCGAATGAGGCGCGTCCCTGCGATTGGTCGGTCCTTTGCGGCTTGTCGGCGAGCCGGATTTCCGCCGTCGACCTCTTGCGCGATCGCCTTGAGTTTCTTGATCGTCTCGGGCTTCAAGCCACCGTAGGCGAGTTCCTGGATTCGGTAGGCGAGCCGATGTTCAAGGAAGCGCCGATTATAGGGAGGGGGTTCAGTCTCAAATAGATCCCGCCATTGCTGCTTGAGACTGGCGATGGGTTGCGTCTTCAGCGACGCCAGGCGCGCCAGCACGGTGTCGGTCATGCGTCGATCTCCAGAGAATTCGGATTGGCATGACCGCTCTGGCGAGCGGGGCAGTCGAGCGAACTCTCTCTGCGGTGGGCAGATAAAGGACTGGACTGTCGATCGAGGAGCCGCATTAGGCCGGCCGCCAGGATGTCGGCGATCTCATCCAGCCTTTCCGGGGCGGTCATGAGATCGGGATGAAGCGCGTTGCTCATTGGGCCAGCGGCAGTTTTACGAGGGTGATCAGACCTCAGCACTACACGCGAAGCGGAGCGTTTCGTGAGCGGATTCAATGCGTTGTCGTAAACCTTCGGCCACAATGGTAGGGCGGCGAAGGGCCGAGAACAGCAGCCGCGCACAGCGACGGGGTGCGCGAATCAGATTCGACTCGACTCTGCCGCCGATGAGAACATAATAAGAACATTCCCTAGCAGGCCCGCCGGCCACCCCTTTGGCCGTCCGGACTGTCAGAGCGGTTTGCTCATTTGCATAAGGAGGCAAAAACGATGGCGACGGAGGCGTTGAGCTTTGGCGCTTTCATTCGACGGCGCCGCAATGAACGCGGGTTGACCCTTCTCGACGTCGCGGCCGCGCTCGAAATTTCGATCCCTTATCTCTCACGGATTGAGCGCGATCGCGAAAAGGCCCCGCGCGACGAATTGATCCGCGATCTCGCAAACATCCTTCACGTGCCGGAGGACGATGCATTTGCAGCGGCGCGCCGGCTCCCGCCTGACCTGCAGGGTCGCGCCGCTGAGGTCTTTGCCCTTTATCGCCGTCTGTCACGTTGAGGAATGTCGATGCTGGTTCTGAACTATCCCCATGTCCGGTCGTCCCTCGAGCCAAAGCGGCTGCGCAAGGAAGAAATCTGGCAAGTCGGCGAAGCGGCGCGTTCGCAGATCTGTGGCGTAATGCAGCGGCCGAAGGTCGAGCTAGCGCGCATCGTTGCGCGAGCTAAGCATTTCAGAGTGAACGGTCTGAGCTTCGACGCGCACTGGGAACTCGGGCGCCCGGTGACAGATGACATGGGCAACGCTGTCATGGGAGCGGTCGAGTACGATGAGAGCTGGCCGACGGCCGCGATGATCTACGTCAACGGCGACGTCATCGGAGATCGCGACGACATTGCCCGCAGCACCGCCATCCACGAACTCGGTCACGCAATCTTTGACGCGCCTTCGTGGATCCAGTGCGGCCATTCTCTACCACCTCGTGGCGACACGGCTCCGGCGCGACATTTCCAGCAAGTCCCACCCGGTGAGGAGCATCGCAAAGCTGCAGTCGACTGGCCGGAATGGCGCGCCAACGAATTCATGGGGGCGTTTCTAGCACCGCGGCGTCTGCTGCATCGGCACATGCATAAGCGGGCGGCGGCGCTCGGGATCCCATTGATCAGCTTGGATCAGGACGCGGAACTACCTGTCGTCAACGGACCCAAGGCCGGTTTCGATGCGATCGAAACGCTGGCGATCGATCTCGCCGAAATTTTCGGCGTGTCGATTCCGTTCACGCAAGTCCGGCTGCGTAAATACGGACTGGTAACTGCGTAATGACCATGATGGCGCGAGCGCGATCAGTTGGAGATTGGAATGGGCCTGCCACCAAAAAGCTATTTCCACCTGACCGAAATCGCGGAACGATGGAGCGCGTCAATCCAGGATCTCGCCTGTTACACGCTCGACGGTTTGCTCGAGGTCGCCGTCATGACGATCGGTACCCGAGTCGAAACCGGTAGGTTCAACGTGAACGACCGAGGCGTGTTCCGCCTTCCCGAGGGCGAGAAAGTTCTCAACGGACCGCAGCCTGTCGTGTCTTCTGATCTTTGGCCGGTATTTCGCACCGGTGTTGGGCGAATTGCTCGCTTTAAGCCTCCTGAAACGGATGGCTACATCGATCTTTGCGAGGACGTTGAGCCCATGACAGTCAACCTGCAAGATTTACTCGTCACACGCGCGGAACGTGACCGGTTTGAGATAGCTCACGGACTCGCGGGGGAGTCGAACGATCAGTCGTCCACGAATCTCCCCGAGGAATCTCTCTTTCTACAGCGCAACAATTACGCCGAGGTCGTGCTCAATGGCCAGATATTCCGGCTGGGTCTTCTACAGGCGTCGATCGTCCGCGAGCTCCACCGCGCCTCGCAGAGCAATAATTCGTGGCGTCACGGCAAAGAACTACTGGCGAATTCTAACGCCCAAACGATGCGCATGGTCGATCTCTTCAAAACTCAACGAAACTGGCGAACACTAATCGCATCGGATGGTCGCGGCTACTACCGGCTGAACCTTCCGGACCGGCCGGCCGCCCGCCCTTTTCACAAAGCGTATCGGCGCCTGCGGACCTCGCTTGCCGTCTAAGGGGAATCTGATCTTGAAGCGGAATGCTTCAAGTGAAGACTGCGCTGAGCTGTGCCGCAGAGCCGATCCAGCCGGCTCTTTGCCCCTGTCCCGTCCTGCGCGCACTATCGCCCCACTTTCGCGGCGGCTGCCTCGATCCAAGCGCCGAGGTTGTCATACCCCCTGTCGGCGACCCAGTCGTAGATCGGGAAGAGATTAGAGAACGTATGGTTTGTTAGAGCGCCAAGGTCATAAGCCACGTCCCGCAGCGGCATGGTTCCCACGTCACTTGCCGGTTGCCAGCCAGTAGTCTTGATCTCCTTAAAGCGCACCAGATCTTTGTCGACCGAGAAGGCCAAGCAATCGAAAGGATTATTACCTGCCGACGTAGACGGGCTGTGCAAAGACCCAATGGAATGAATGCGGACCGCAAGCAGCCCATTACCCCTCATGAAGCTTCGCAACGTCTCGTAGCGGACCCATCGCCGAACACAGGTCTCCGCGCCTACTAGGATGCATGTCACCGTGGTGTTGTTCAATCCTTCGCGCAAAAAGCGTTTTAACGCCTCATCACTCTCACGCTTGTTAGCTTCGAACACTGAACTGTCAAAAAACCGGCGTCACTCCGCTCGCCCTGCGCCACCTTGGTGACCCATGAATTCCGAACCACCCATGCTCGGGTGACATCTGGCTTGTAGTGAAAGCTGAAAAACGTCCGCCTAGCCATCGCGCAATCTTACGGTGAAATTCGCTGGACTATGCTTCTCATCAAATTGATGTAGCTTACCTCAGCGTCCAGCTCAGGATAATTCTTTGGGAATACAGGGTTTGACTGATAAATGTTCGCTGCTGCGGCTCCCGTGGACGCAACGGGGAATGCCGGCGAGGTAGGCTGAACTCTCTGAAAGAGGTTAAACTCGTCCTCAACGCCCTCCATCCCACCAATGAAAATACCGCCAAGAAACGAGCCGCTCAGCATCACATCCCGCATGTGAGCGAGGCTCTTTTCTCTGTCATCGTCAACCGCAGCCGTCAGGACCACCCGTTCAAACGCATCGTTGTCCTCTGGAAATTCGCGCTTGAAAAACTTGCTTTGGAACATCACCACCTTGTCTCCGACTGGTAGCCCCGCCTGCGCGATCTGAAGTCGGATCATCGGCGAAATTGCGGGATGGCCCCCAAACACCAACTGAATGTTGGCTTCTACAATGACGATTGTGAGCGCACGAACCGCATCCCTGATTGCAACAACATCAGCCGTGTTGAAGTAGCCGGGATTGCGCGATGGGAGCGGCACGCTTGCCGACAGAAATATCCGGCGCTTGGCGAGCGCAGTCATGGTGCGGCGCCTGTTCTCAGGCCGCTCAGCCAGCGCTTTGCATCCACAATGCTTAAGCTGCGCGCGCAAGCGATGTTTTCATTCAGCCAGCCGAGATGCTGGAGCCATCGGCTCCGGATGCCAGTCTGGTCGTAGAGGAGAATCGGTGGCTGGCCGTAGGTTTTGCCCTCATCTAAATCCCGCTGATGCAATCGGCCGAGTGTTTCGTACCGTTCGGCGTCAGGGACGCCGATCGCCGGCATGACCAGCACTTTGCTTCCGCCCGGAGTCGACAAGATAAGGTTCCGCTCTAAAGTCGTAAGCACCTGAAGGCCTTCATTGCGGGCCTCAATCGCAAACTCCCGCACGAGGAACGCGTGGCGCGCGCCGAATGCTCGCGCGCGAAGGCCCTCGACCTCGTCGACGATCTCGGCGACCTCCGCATCCGTAAGGTGCGCGGCAGGGCCAAGCGTGTCCGCTGTAGCAAAGTCGTCCTTCGAGAGTGGATGGAACGTGCTGAATGCAGCCGTGGCTCCGTCCGTCTGCCCGGGCCAAAGAATTTGAAGGATCTGGATGTTGGAAGTGTTTGCCCGCGCCAGTTCCTCTTCGGTCCACCGGCTCGCCAGAAAGCCAGGCGTGTCGAGTAGGACAGCGACATCGGTATCCGCGAGCCGATGCCACAGGATTTCTTGAAATGGCTCTCCGGGGCGGATGACGCCTTGCGTGTCCAGAAACACGTCAAAACCCGCAGCATCAAGCGCCTCGTAGAGCTGCGCGGCAACGCCGCTCGATTCAACGCGGCGATAACTGATAAACAGCCGGCGTTTCTCTCGCAGCAGGCCGAAACCTTCCAGGACACGTGCGGCGAGGCGTTCGAAATCGCCGCCGCAATCAGCCAACGAAAGTCCGTTCAGCGATGTCAATTCTGGCGGCACCATAGCGCTAAAATTGGTGAGGCTTTCGACAACAGGGATGACCAAGACCCCGTCGCTTACGTGTTCTTTGAGTCTTTTCGCGTCAGCCGTCGATAGTGCCGGTGAAGTGACGAAGCCAAAGAAGACCCCAACCGCCGGCATGCGCCCGTCGATGACGGGATCGCCAACCCCTGGCTGCACAGTGACAAGAAATTTTTTGGGGTTCATCCCCAGCTTGTCGCACGCGTGGCCAACTGCAGTGACCAGCCGTGCTGCGCACTCACTGACTCGCACGTTGCCTTCCTGGCCAAGCACCGAAAGCTGGTACTTCCCAGTTAAGGAGCGCGGTACGGTCATGCGCAAACAAGCTCCCTCCAGCCGTTTAACCGGTCACGTGGCGATTATTTTCCAGCGGCCTTTGCCGCCGCTTCGATCCATGCTTTCAGCTTGGTATGATCGTCATATTTGTAAACGGGATAATTGTTCTTGGTGAGAAGCGCTGGCGTTTCTCCTACGCTGTCCACCTCGCCTGAAAAATTCTTGAGATGATGGATTTGAACTCCAAGGATACCATTTCCACGATCGATAGATTTCTGAATCTCGTAGTTGATGAATTTCCGTCCCGCCGTTTTATTCCCAATGCAGACGACGGTGACGGAAGTTCCTAGGAGACCATTATCAATAAGCTTCTTGACAGCGTCGTCACTTTTCTTTTTGGCCTCTTCCCAAAGGGAGCTGTCCTTGAACCCGGCGGCCGACTCCTCAACGATCTCTGGTAAATTTCTGATCTGGTTCACGCGGACGATATCGCGCTGATAGTGAAAGCTGAAGAATACAAACCTTGCCATAGCTGTGACCTTGAATTTCCGATGCTGGACAGGCGTCCGCCACTCCAGTGGTCGGAGACCCGAGCATATCACGCCTCCCGTTTAGCGCAGCCCCTTAGTTGCTCCTTTCCGGAGTACAGAATTGCGCGACACATCACGGCCGTCTGTCTTGGCCGGTCCTCCGGTTTGAGGCGGTTGCCTCATGATCCCACCCCCTGTCCAACGGTGATCCCCCGGTGGTCATTAAGATCCCACTGTCGGTCCGACTCCGCATCCATCTTCGGCTCCCACGGTCCGCAGCATCGAGAAGTGATTAGTTCCGGCTCGCAGTTTCTCGCGACCCGGAGAAGACAGTGTCGGATCACTTCCTCAATCAGAAGCAGCTTGCCCGCCGCTGGGGTCTGTCGCCGCGTACGCTGGAGCGCTGGCGCTGGCTTCGTCAGGGGCCGGTCTATTTCAAGCTCGGCGGCAAGGTCGCTTATCGCGTAACGGACATCGACGAGTTCGAGCGCGCGAATATCCATCTAGCAGCCGCGGCTAGCGCACCTCCAGTTCAGGCGAGGGCAGCGTGATGGGCCTGCGCATCGTCACTGCCGACGAACGGCTTGCTGTCGCCAACGCCAAGACGACGGTCGCGATCTTCGGGCCGGCCGGCGCCGGCAAGACGTCGCTCGCGCGCTCGCTTCCTCCGGTCGAGACAGTCGTCATCGACCTCGAAGCCGGCATGAAATCCCTCCAGGGGTGGGGCGGCGATTCCATTCCGGTGCGCTCGTTCCAAGATGCGGCCGACGTTGCTTGCCTGGTCGGCGGCGTCGATCCCGCGGCGGACAGCCAGGGCTTCTTCTCCGCCGCGCACCACCAGCATGTCGTCGCGGAATATCCCGACCTCGCGCGCATGGTCGAGACCAAGCGCTACGTCTTCGTCGACTCAATCACAGATCTGACGCGCCAGGCGATGGCATGGGCCAAGACGCGGCCCGAGGCTTTCTCCGATCGGACAGGCAAACCCGACACACGTGGCGCCTACGGGCTTCTCGCCCGCGAAACCATCTCGCTGCTCAAGCACCTGCAGCACGCGCCAGGGCGCACGGTGATCTTCGTGGGCATCCTGGAGCGCGTCGTCGATGAGTTCGGCCGCGAGACGTTTCAGCCGCAGATGGAAGGCGGCAAGGTCGCGCGCGAACTGCCTGGCATCGTCGACCAGGTGATGACGCTCTCGCTGTTCGATCCCGATGGCGAAACCTGGCGACACAACGTGACGAGCGGCACGACGCGGCGCCTCGTCTGCCGCTCCGGCAACACCTGGAGCCTGCCGGCCAAGGACCGCTCCGGCCAACTCGATCCGATCGAGCCGCCGGACCTGATGGCGGTGCTCAACAAGGTCAATGGCGCCGGACCAGCCCGCCGCGCCTCCTAGCTTTCAGATCTTCACACCGCACGCACAAGGACCAACCATGTTCGATCTCAATGACGCCGAGCCACAACGCTCATCCGATCTCATCCCCGACGGTTCGTTCGCCAAGGTGTCGCTGGCGATCCGGCCGGGCGGTGTCGACGGTGCGACACCTTTGGATGCCCATCTCCTCAAGGCGTCGATGCAACCGGGCTCGGACGTCATGATGCTCGACTGCGAATTCACCGTGGTCGAGGGCCCGCACATTCGTCGCAAGTTCTGGCAGGCGCTCACCGTCTCCGGCGGCAAGGTCGACGAGAAGGGCGTCTCGCTCGGCTGGTCGATCACCAAGCGCACCATCCGCGGCATGATCGAAAGCGCCCTTGGGCTCGATCCGAAGGACGAGAGCGCGCAGGCCAAGGCCAAGCGAACGTTGCCTGGCCTGAAAGCGCTCGACGGCATCGTGTTCGTCGCGAAGATCAAGGTCGAGCCTGGCCGGGACGGCCATGCCGAGCAGAACCGTCTCGACGTCGCGGTGACGCCCGACATGCCGGAATGGTCGAAGGTCATGAAGGGCGAGGACGTCCCGGCACGCCCTGGCGCGCGCCGTTCGGCTAAGACCGGGGCGACAGCGGCCGACACGGCGCCCGCGTGGCGGAGCCAAGGCACGGCTGGGGCACCCGCCTCATCCGGCGCGGCATCGCCCCGTGCGCTCGTGACCGGCCCGACAAACGGCAACAGCGGCTCGAGCAGCGCACCGCCCGCCTGGCAGCAGGGCCAGCCAGCAGCCGGCGCTCCCGCCGCGACGGCTGCCGGACCAGTCCCGCCGCAGCAGCGGTCCGGCCCCGCCTGGCTCAACGAGTGAGCCATGGCCGCGCGCGACCGCAATCCCGATGATGTCTGGGCTGATCACGTGAGAGCCGAATGCGCAAAGGCCGTTGGCGAATGGCTCGAAGGATCGGTGCGGCTGGAGCGGCCGGTACGCAGCCTGACCTCATCGGAACTGCAGGGCATCGCCGAGGCGGCGACCAGCCGGTGGATCCTGCTGGCCTCGCAGCGGATCGCGCAGTCGCCCAACGCACCCGGATCGCCGAGGCTCTCGACACTGCTCCTGGGCTGAGAGCGTGCCGGATCTGCGGCCGCGCCTCACGCGGTTTCTTCTTCGCCCATCTGCTGCGGGCGGACCTCTTTCCGACCTACGCCTTCTGTTCGCGCCGTTGCCAGGACGCAGGCGCCGCTATTGCCAAGAGACGAAACGGAATGATCGACAAAACCGATACCGAAACCAAAGCCATCAAGGCGGCGCGCCAGCCATTCGCCGAGGTCATCGCTGAGCTCGGGTTGATGACGGCGTTCGAAGGACGGAGCGCGGCCGAGATCGACCGCATCATCGAGGCCTGTGTTGACGGGTTTCGCGACGCGATGGGCCGCCTCGCTCTCAATGACGACATCCCGTTCTGAGGTCCGCACCCATGATGGACCTCAACCATGGCTCGGGCTGCGTCTACGGGCGGGAAAAGCCCGGGGCCGAACTGGCGGCACGACTCGATGCCGTCCTGGAGGCCGCGTTAACCGCGGAACGCGATGCCGCCTCGCAACGCGATTATCTCGGCGCATCTCGGGTCGGAGAACCGTGCCTGCGCCGGCTCTGCTTCGAATATGGCGGCACACCGGTCGATTCGGATGCCGCGTTCGATGGTCGGATCCTGCGCGTGTTCGAGGCCGGCCATCGGTTCGAGGACATGACCATCCGCTGGTTGAGGCTCGCGGGCTTCGACTTGCGGAGCCACAAGCGCGACGGCTCGCAGTTCGGTTTCGCCACCGCCGAGGGTCGCTTCCGCGGTCACATCGACGGCGTGATTGTCGCTGGCCCTGATCTCGGCGTGGCCTATCCGGTCTTGTTCGAGCACAAGGCGCTCGCGTCGGCATCCTGGCAGGACACCGTGAAGCGCGGCGTTAAGGCATCGAAGCCGATCTATTGGGCGCAGGCCCAGGTCTACATGGCATATCTCGCGATCGAGCGCACGCTGTTCGTCGCGCTCAACCGCGACACCATGCGGCTCTATCCGGAGATGATCGCGTTCGATGCCGCCGACGCGCAGGCGCTGTCAGACCGCGCTGTGACAGTCATCCGTTCGGTCGAGGCGTGCGTCCTGCTGCCGCGCATCTCCGATGATCCCGATTACTACGTCTGCCGGTTCTGCCCGTACCGCCGCCGCTGCCATCGCATCAATGGAGCAGCGGCATGACCATTTCGCTGTCGGACAAGCAGAACGCTGCGATCGCCACCATCAAGGACTGGTATTCCAACCGCAGCAAAGACCAGCAGGTCTGCCGTGTGTTCGGTTATGCCGGCGTGGGCAAGTCCACCATCGTCAAATATGCGATCGACGAATTGGGCTTGTCGACCGAGAAGCCCGGCGAGGTGCTCTACGCCGCCTTCACCGGCAAGGCCGCGCTGGTGATGACGCGCAAGGGCACACCGGCCTCGACCATCCACTCGCTGGTGTATCGCGTCTCGGAACCGACGCCGCAGGAGATCGAGAAGCTCGAGAGGGAAGCCGCCGAAATTCGTGCCGGCCTCCAGGCGCGCGGTGTTGCCGAGCGGCTGTTCGAAGAGGCGCGGCTGCGCTCGCTCGAGCTTCGACTCAAGGACGCCCACAAACCGCGGTTCGTGCTCAATGCCGAATCCGCCGTGCGCGACTGCAAGCTGCTCGTCCTGGACGAAGTCTCGATGGTCGGCGCCGAGATGGCGCGCGACCTCCTCGCATTCGGAAAGCCGACGCTGGTGCTCGGCGACCCCGGACAATTGCCGCCGGTGAAGGGCGAAGGCGCATTCGATGCGCCGAACCCCGATGTGATGTTGACCGAAGTGCACCGCCAGGCCGGCGAGAGCGCGGTGCTGCGGCTCGCGACCCTCGCGCGCGAAGGCAAATGGATCCCGCACGGCCACCACGACGACTTCGTCTGGAAGATGCGGCGGAACGACGTTGGGCCCGAGCAACTCCTCAAAGCCGATCAGGTAATCTGCGGGCGGAACACGACGCGAATCCAGCTCAACGTCGCCATGAAGCGGGCCGCCGGTTTCGACGCGGTGTTTCCCGGCGGCAACGGCGAGAAGCTGATCTGCCTCAAGAACCGCAACGACGTTGGCCTCGTCAACGGCATGTTCGTCACCCTCGACGACATCAAGGACGATGGCGATGAGATCGCATTCACCGCCTCGATCACGTCGGAGGACGGCAAGCGGATCGGCGGCGGCGCGACCGGCAAAGGCGAGCGCTTTCGGATCTGGCGCGGTCCGTTCCTTGATCATGTGATGCCGGATCCGGAGCGCGAGCGGCGCGAGTATCAGAAGAAGCGCACGGCGGTCGAATGCGTCTGGGGTTGGGCCATCACGTGCCACAAGTCGCAAGGTTCGTCCTGGCCCAACATCGTGATCTACGACGACGGCCTCGGCCGCACCGCCGAGGATCGCGCGCGCTGGCTGTACACCGCGATCACCCGCGCCGAGCGCGGCCTTGTGCTGCTCGATTGAGGCCGAGGGAATGCTCGACTTCAACGACGCCGGTCCGCAATTCGTCGAACAGCCGCCGGTCGACCTCGACGCGCTGAGCGCCGCGCTCCGGCGCACTGTGCAGGCCTGGGCGCCCCGGCTGTTTCCGAAAGGACGCAAGGTCGACGACGTATTGCGGCTCGCGAATATCCGAGGCGACGCGCCGCGGAAGAACGGTTCCTGCGTCATCCACCTCAAAGGTCCGCACGCCGGCGATTGGTTCGACTTCGATGGAAATGCGGGCGGCGGGCCCTTGTCGACCGTCGCCGAGGCGACCGGGCTCGAAGGTCGCCAGCTGTTGTCGTTCGCGGCAGAACTCGCCGGCAACTTGCCGTCGGTTGGCGGCGCGGCGAGCACGTCGACTGTCGGCGCGAGGCGCGCACAGCCGGAGGGCGCAACCGAGCGAGAGATCAGCTTCATCCTATCTCGTGCCGCGCCCCTGTCGGGCACCCATGCCGAGGCCTACCTGCGGGCGCGCGGTCTCGATACGACGGGTGTCGAGGATCTGCTGTTTCATCCCGACCTGGCGCACTTCCAGACACGCGCCGGCTATCCGGCCTTGGTCGCCATCGTGCGGGATCATGCCGGCGAGCCCGTCGGACTGCACCGCATCTGGCTCGATCCGGCTGCGCCGGCCAAGGCCGCGCTCGGCAATCCGAAGAAGTCGCTGGGCTCGATCCGCGGCGGAGCGGTCCGACTGTTTCCCGCCAGGAGCTTCGTCGTCATCACCGAGGGCATCGAGACGGCACTCGCGGTTCGCACCGCACGTCCCGACCTACCGGTCTGGGCCGCGATCGCCGCCGGGCACCTGGCCGAATGTCAGTTCCCCGCCAGCATCATGGAAATCCTGATCGCGGCGGACCACGATGTGAATGGCGCGGGATTGAAGGCGGCGGAGAGACTCGCCGAGCGTCTGATCGCTGACGGCCGGCGAGTCTGGATCGCACTGCCGCCGCAGGCTGATACCGATTTCGCGGACGTGCTGGCGACGGACGGTGCGGCTGCCGTTCGGGCAATCTTGTCCGCGGCCACGGAATTCGTGCCAGCATCGCCAGTGCTCGGCGCCGCGATCGTCGACATGCCATCGTCCACGCGCCGGACCATCGACGACACCAAGAAGCTCTATCCGCTGCCGCGCCTCGAGAACCTGATCCTCGATTATCGGGAGGGAAGCGACGGGTCGGTCCGGCTCTATAAACACGCCGGCAAGGACAAGCGCGGGCAGGATCGGTGGGAAGCGGTCGCGAGTCCCTTCGGCTCCGTCGCGCGCCTTCGCTACATGGACCACGACGAAGCATTTGGGCTTCGCGTCCATGTCGAGGCGATGGATGCGCGCGTGCGCGCTGTCGACTTCGACCGCGCCTCGCTCGCGCGCGTTGGCGCGAGTGAGATCAAGGGGGCGCTGTTCGCCGCGGGCTTGCGGACCGAGAGCGACGGCGATGCGCTGGCGGTTCAGATCCTCAAGGCCGCTGATCCCGTCGACGAGATCGTCGTGGTGTCGCGGCCGGGTTGGCACCGCGTCGAGGGCAAGGACCATCCGCTGTTCGTGACGCCCGGCGGCGCCGCGATCAGCGACGATCAGGCGCGGCTCGAGCTCGCGACCGCGGCGCGCTTCGGCACTGTCACCCGCGGCTCGATCGAGGGCTGGAAGGCGGCGGTGGCCGCCGCGGCCGAGGCCAAGGGCTGTCCGCATTTCCTGCTGGGCGCGCTATGCGGCTTCGCCGGCGTGGTGCAATCGTTGTCCGGTCTCGACAGCTGCGGCATCAATCTGTCGGGGCTGTCGTCGAGCGGCAAGACCACCGCGCAACGGCTGGCGGTGTCGGCGTGGACGTCGCCGTCGATCGGCGCGGGTCTCCTGCAATCCATGCGATCGACCGAGAACGCCGTCGAGGTGTTCGCCCAGGGCGCGTCGGGCACGGTGCTCGCGCTCGACGAACTCGCCCATGCCGACGGCCGCGCCATCGCGCGGCTGATCTATGCGATCGCCGGCGGCCAGGGCAAAGCCCGGCTCACCGCCGGCGCGATCCTCAAACAGCGGTACGCCTGGTCGACATATGCGGTGCTGTCGAGCGAATGCTCGCTCGAGGAGAAAGTCCGCGCCGATGGCGCATCGTGGATCGCCGGTATGGCGGTGCGCATTGTTGACGTCGACGTCACCGACGTGGACCGCAATGTCGGGTCCGAGATCATGCGCGCCATCGCTGGCGTCGAGAAGAATCACGGCCACGCCGGGCCAGCCTTCGTCACCAAGCTAATCGAGGGCAAGCGCCATCAAGCGCCCGACGCACTCCGCGAAGACGTCATGGATGCGGCGCGCAAGATCGCTGGCGAGAAGGCTGACTCCGCGCGGCTGCGGGCCGCCACGTGTTTGGCCTTGCCGCTGGTGGCGGGCCGGCTCGCGCAGGATTTCGACTTGCTGCCGTGGTCGCTCGACCTCGAGGGCGTCATCCAATGGTGCTGGGAACGCTTCACGCGCTCCTCCGATGCGGAGGCGCTGGCGCCCGACGAGCAGGCGATCGCCAACATCCGCGCGTGGATCGCGGAGCGGTGGGACGTCACCATCAAGTCGGTCGACACCGGCGCGGATGGGTTCGACCGCAAGCTCAATAATCGCGAGGCGGTCGCCTGGTACGACCAGACTGCGATCTATCTCCCGGTCCAGCGCATCCGCGAGGCGAGCGGCGAAACGCTGAAAGCCCAGCAGATCGTCAAGGCGCTAACCGATCGTGACTTGCTCGCCAAGCGTCACAACGCCAAGCGCGCCTCCGTGCGGCATGTGCCCGAAGTCGGACGCATCGATGCCTACGCGCTCAAGCGGCAGGAGTTCGGTCGGCGCGCGGCGTGGCAGAGCTCGCCCCTCGGTGGGGAGGACGAGCGATGAAGGCCGACATCCTCTCACCCGACCACTTGGAGGTGGCCCCGGTGGCCCGGGTGGCCCCGGCACGTGCACGCCATCCGAAGATGGGGGCCACCGGGGCCAGTGCCGGATATGCGGTGGCCCCACGTAACTCATTGGCGACACAGGACAGAAGCCAGCGGGGCCACCGGGGCCACCTCCGGAGCAAGGGTTATGGGAATCCCGTTTCCTTAAATCGAGGAAGGGTCGCGCGTAGTATCTTATGTTTTGAGATAGATAGGGTGGCCCCGCTGGCTTCTACCCTAATCTCTCAATGGGTTAGCCGGGGCCACCTCGATTTCGCCGGTGGCCCCGGTGGCCCCGGCCACCATCGTGCCCGCGCACCTCCCTGACCTGATGACGTGACCGGACCGCGCGCCTGAAAGCGCGCTCGACGCTCATCACGAACCTCAGGACAACGTCATGATCAGTACCCCAACGCGCGCCACTGGCGCCGCGAACGAACTCTGTTTGCCTGGAGGGCTTGGATCACCTCCACCTGGATGGCCGCTCGACCGGGCGCGCTCCGCCGTCCTCGCGCTCGACCTCGGCACCGCGACTGGCTGGGCTATGCGGCCAGCGGACGGCAGGATCGAAAGCGGCACCGTGTCGTTTCGTCCCAGCCGCTATGACGGCGGTGGCATGCGCTATCTGCGCTTCCGCGGATGGCTCAACGGCATGGCCACCGATGCCGCCGGTCTTGCCGCCATCTACTTCGAGGAAGTTCGCCGTCACGTCGGCACGGATGCCGCGCATCTCTACGGCGGGTTTCTCGCCACCTTGACCTCATGGTGCGAGCAGCAGGGCATTGCCTACCAGGGCGTTCCGGTCGGGACGATCAAGCGATTCATCGCGGGCAAGGGCAACGCCGACAAAGCGGCCGTCATCACGGCGGTTCGCGCCCGAGGCTTTGCGCCCGCGGATGACAACGAGGCGGACGCGATCGCGATCCTGCTGTGGTCGATCGAGACGGACGGGGGCGCGCGATGACGCGGGAGCGGCTTCCCGATCGGCGGCCAGCCGTCACCGTGAAGCTTGTCTTCGACGGCACGTCTTACGCGACCACGCTGGGTATCGATTTGCGCAACATGCGGGTGGCGGAGGTGTTCACCCATGGTGCCAGGATCGGCTCCGGGATGGACCGTATCCTCGATGACGCGTGCGTGACGCTGTCGCTCCTGCTGCAGCATGGGGTCGAACCCACAGCGCTCGCATCAAGCATGGGACGCCTCGGCGACGGCAAGGCGCCCGCATCCATCATTGGTGCACTCGCTGACCTGGTTGCGCAGGAGGTCGTGCAATGAGATGGGCACCGCGCGGATGCGGCGGCACGCGTCCATCTCCAGAACACGTCAAGCGTAACGGCTGGCACGACCAGAACATCCTGGTGGTGAGCACGGACGACCAACGTCTCACCTGGCCCGAGCGCGAACTGATCCGCCAGCTCGGCGAAAAGCTCTACGGCACCCGCAACATCAGTGAGGATCGCAATGGCTGAGACATGTTGGACACCGTCGTTGGTCGAGGAGCGTTTCGTTGAAGCAGCCAGTGTGATGAAGCGACTGCCCGGCGTTCGTGTGCCGGGCTACTTCAACACTTGGCCATCGATGATGCGGGAGTTTGCCGATCTGGTGGGACAAGAGCCGTGCCCCATGCGGCTCCCTCCACCTTCCGCTGGCGCCATCACTCGCATGGAGGAGACGCTGGACTGGCTGCGTTGGCTCGACGCCGACGATGCCAGGATCGTGTGGCTACGAGCAACCGGTGAACGTTGGAAAGCAATCTGCTGGAAGGTGGGCCTCGCCCGCACGGCGGCCAACCAGCGCTGGCTCTACGGGCTTTGCGTCATTGCCTGGAAGCTCAGTGGACGTGAGCCGCCGCGTCGGCGTTCACGGCAGCACGTCATCGAGCACGTCCGGGCTGAGAAGGCGTGAGTACAGGAGCGAAAATAGTTCGCGAACACTTTTCGCGCGGACAAAAGCAGGCGGATTGGCTATCAATTTCGTTATGGTCGCGAGAGTCGCATGCATCGCGAAGCCAATGCGAAAGCGCGGGTCCTCCCTGGCTCTTATTGGTATGCGGGGGGCATCGGCGCGGGACTTCGCTACCGACAGCCGCGAAATCTGAGTTACCAGTTACCACGTCGGTGGCGCGCCCTATTGCGCCTTACGCCCATATTCCGCGTCTTTGTCGTCCCTCCGGGCGGCGTTCAGCTGGTAACCGCCGCTGGTAACCGGAACGCTGGTCACCACTTGTCGGCGCAATCCGCTTGAAATCGAAAGATTCATAACCGTGCAATATTCCGAAGCGGTTGAGCGCTGGGCGCTCGACCGCCTGATCCCGCATGCGCGCAACGCCCGGACGCACTCCGAGGATCAAGTTGCGCAGATCGCAGGGTCGATCGCCGAGTTCGGTTTCGTCAATCCGGTGCTGGTCGGTGACGACGGCGTGATCGTCGCGGGTCACGGCCGTGTGCTCGCGGCCCGCAAGCTGGGACTATCGGACGCGCCGGTGATTGTCCTCGCACACCTGACGCCGACCCAGCGTCGGGCGTTGATGATCGCGGACAACCGCATCGCTGAGAACGCCGGCTGGGACGATGCGATGCTCGCCGCCGAGCTGACAGCGCTCAAGGACGAGGATGTCGACCTCGCGCTGCTCGGCTTCGGCGACGCTGACCTCGACCGGCTGCTGGCCGAGACCGGCGATGAGGGCGGGGATCTGGATCAAGCGCCGGAGGTCCCGACGGAGCCGATCAGCCGGCCAGGCGATCTGTGGATTTGCGGGCAGCATCGGGTGCTGTGCGGAGATGCAACCGTACTGTCCGATGTGGAGAAGCTGCTGGACGGCGAGCTTGCCGACATGGCCTTCACCGATCCGCCCTACAACGTGAACTACGCCAATTCCGAAAAGGACAAGCGCAAAGGCAAGAACCGACCGATTCTAAACGATGCGCTCGGCGAGGACTTCGGCGCGCTGCTGTACGACGCTTGCGTCAACATTCTCACGCTCACGAAGGGCGCCGTCTATATCTGCATGTCGTCATCGGAACTGGACCGACTGCAGAAGGCCTTCCGCGACGCCGGCGGCAAATGGTCGACCTTCGTCATCTGGGCAAAGAATGCGTTCACGCTCGGTCGATCGGATTATCAGCGCCAGTACGAGCCGATCCTGTACGGCTGGAAGGACGGCGTCGATCATTATTGGTGCGGCGCGCGCGACCAGGGCGACGTCTGGTTTGTCGACAAACCGGTCAAGAATGATCTGCACCCGACGATGAAGCCGATCGAACTGGTCGAGCGCGCCATCCGCAATTCCTCCAAGAGCCGCGACATCATCCTCGATCTGTTCGGCGGCTCGGGCACCACGATGATCGCCGCTGAGCGCGCGGGTCGCCGAGCGCGGCTTGTCGAACTCGATCCCAAATATGTCGATGTCATCGTCGAGCGTTGGCAAAGCTTGACCGGTGGCAGCGCGACGCATGCTGTCACCGGCCAAAAGTTTATCGGGTCGGTCCCGGAAGCTTAGGCGGCGATCCGATATACGCGACCGCGGCCTTCGATCTTGTCTGACTCCACCTTCAACTTGAGCCGCTTCTTGAGCGCACCCGCGATGGCGCCGCGCACGGTGTGCGACTGCCACTCAAGCTTCTTGACGATCTCGTCAATGGTCGCGCCGTCAGGGCGTTCAAGCATCTTGATCAGTTGTGCCTGCTTGCTGTCCGCGCGGCTGGTAGGTGCTTTGGATTTCGACACCCGCTTCTTCGCAACCGGTTTGCGGGTCTTCGCCTTGGCCATGTCTGGGCTCCTTGGTGGTGAGCCGCGATGATCGCGGCTCTTCTACTGACCGGAGCCCCGAGTGGGGGGTGAGGGCATACATGCTCTGATCGGCCCGCAAGCCAAGCAAAATCGCCGATCATTTGATTGCTATCGTGGGCCACCGAACGCATGGGAGTTTCCATTCGCGCTTACGCGCGACACCGCGGGGTCAGCCACGTCGCGGTGATGCGGGCGATCAAGGCCGGCCGCGTACCCGCCGAGCCCGATGGCACCATCGACCAGGCCAAGGCGGACGCCGCATGGGAACGGTCGACCGATCCCGGCCGCTCTAAATCCAAGCCCAAGGCCACGCCCGAGAAGCTTCGCCCCATCGCGGAGGCGGCGGTCGGGTCGGTTCGTGAGACCCTGAAAGAACAAGGTCTCCCGGCGGGCGGCAGCGTCACCTTTGTCCAGGCACGAACCGCGCACGAGATCGCCAAGGCGCATCTGGCCCGGCTGCGCCTGCAGCGGATGAAGGGCGAACTGATCGACCGGGCTCGCACCACCGCGATGGTATTTCGTCTCGCGCGCGAGGAACGCGATACCTGGATCAACTGGCCGGCGCGGGTCGCGGCGCTGATGGCGTCCGAACTCGGCGTGGAGGCACACGCGATGCAGAAAGCCTTGGAGACGCATGTCCGCGCCCACCTCGCCGAGCTCACCGAGGTCAAAACAGAATTCCGATGAGCTGATCGACCCAGGATCATGGTCCGGGGCAGGCTTCGAGGGCGGTGAGGATCTCTGGCGGTCGTGGTGCGATGGGCTCACGCCTGATCCGCTGCTCACGATCTCGCAATGGGCGGACACGCACCGGTTTCTAAGCCCGCGCGCCTCGGCCGAGCCAGGACGCTATCGCACCGATCGCACGCCCTACATGCGGGCGATCATGGATGCGCTCTCGCCGTCGCATCCAGCGCGGCGCGTCGTATTTATGAAGGCGGCGCAGGTTGGCGCGACCGAAGCTGGAAACAACTGGATCGGCTACGTCATCCATCATGCGCCGGGTCCGATGCTCGCGGTGCAGCCGACCGTAGAACTGGCCAAACGTTTTTCGCGGCAACGTATTGAGCCGCTGATCGCCGAGAGCCCGGCATTGCGCGAGCGGGTCAGGCCATCCCGCGCACGGGACGCGGGCAACACCGTGCTGTCGAAGGAATTTCCGGCTGGATTGCTGGTCATCACTGGCGCCAACAGTGCGGTGGGCCTGCGCTCGATGCCGGCCCGCTATCTGTTCCTCGACGAGGTGGATGCCTATCCACCCTCCGCCGACGAGGAGGGTGATCCGGTCGCGCTCGCAGAAGCTCGGACTCGAACGTTTTCGTGGCGAAGCAAGGCGTTCCTCGCATCGACGCCGACGATCCAAGGCATCTCCCGCATCGAGCGGGAATATGAGGCCTCGGATCAGCGTCGGTATTTCGTGCCGTGTCCACACTGTCAGCACGCGCAGTGGCTCATCTTCGAGCGGCTTCGCTGGGAGAAAGGGCGGCCTGAGACCACCCATTATCTATGCGAGGGTTGCGACGGCCGGATCGAGGAGCATCACAAGACCGCTATGCTGCAAGCCGGCGAGTGGCGCGCCACCGCGCAAAGCGCCGACCCTGCCAGCATCGGTTTCCACATCTCGGCGCTCTACTCGCCGGTCGGCTGGCTGTCTTGGGCCGACATAGCCCGGATGTCGGAAGCCGCACACGCGACGGACGAGGCCAAGCGCAGCTTCAAGAACGGCGTGCTGGGTCTCACCTGGATCGAGACCGGCGAGGCGCCAGACTGGCAGCGGCTCTATGAGCGGCGTGAGGCCTGGCCTTTCGGCACGGTACCGTCGAGGGGGCTTTTCCTGACCGCCGGCGCCGACGTCCAGAAGGATCGCATTGAGGTCGACGTCTGGGCCTGGGGCCGCGGCCTTGAGAGCTGGCTCGTCGACCACATCGTGATCGAGGGAGGTCCCGAGCGAGGTCAGACTTGGGACGATCTCGATCGGCTGCTAACCCGGACCTGGCCGCACGCGCACGGTGCGCAGCTTGGCCTTGCCAAGCTCGCGATCGACACGGGCTATGAATCACCGGCGGTCTATTCCTGGGCGCGCCGCGCCGGTCACGCGCAGGTGGCGCCCATCAAGGGCGTCGAAGGTTTCAACCGGTCTGCACCCGTCGCGGGTCCGACCCATGTCGACGTAACCGAGGGCGGAAAGAAGCTCCGCCGCGGTGCGCGCCTCTGGACGATCGCAGTCTCCACCTTCAAGAGCGAGACCTATCGCTTCTTGCGGCTGACCAAGCCGACCGATGAGGAAAATGCAGCCGGCGCCAAGATTCCAGCCGGCTATGTGCATTTGCCGCACGGTTTGGATGGCGAATGGATCAAGCAGCTGGTCGCCGAGCAGTTGATCACGGTGAAGACCAAGCGCGGCTTCCAGCGACTCGAATGGCAGAAGGTGCGCGAGCGCAATGAAGCGCTGGACTGTCGGGTCTATGCCCGCGCCGCAGCTTGGATCGCGGGCGCCGACCGCTGGACGGAAGCAATGTGGCGCGACCTCGAACAACAGGTCGGGCCTCCTCCTGAAGTCGAGGAAGAGCAGACCGTCGACAGCGAAGCTCCCGCGGACAGCATCGCCGGCTTGGTTCGGCGCTCGCCGAAACGTCGCGACCGGCGTGTGTTCCGTTCAAGTTACATGAGTTGAAGCATTCGGATGCCATCCACGTTAGCGAGGATGGGCCGGAGTGTCGACGGCACCCCTTACACCCTTCGGAGAGCGGAGGGGCGCTACCTTGCGGCCTTTTCGCTTTCCTGCGCTCGAAGCAGTTGTCGCAATCGTTGTGCTTTATCGAGAGCATCACGGATGTTCGGATCCGACGATCCATCTTCGAAAAACACCACCGCCTCACAATTAGGGCACTGCCGTGAGTACCCTGTTTGTACTTTGCGCGCTTTATCGCTGAATTTCGACTTGCACCGGGGACAGCGGATTTGAACTGAGTCGTTCATAAAGCGTCCCTTCCGGGAATAGGCAAAGAAGCGCGGCTGGCTCTTGGAGCACTTTTGACGCCCCAATGTGCCATGGGCTGCTTAACCGTTGCTTTACCGGGCGTCCTGCGACGACAGAAACGCAGTGTCATGGCTTCCCCTCAGAATCATCAAATGTGAAGTTTCAGTAAAGATCGTCCCGAGACATGACGTTTGACGAGTTGACCGTGCAGCGCGACGCGCTGCTCGCCGCCCGCTATCGCGGCGTTCGCACTGTCGAGACCGAGGGCCGGCGTGTCACTTACGCAACCGACGCCGAGATGGTCGCTGCACTGACCGATCTCGAACGGCGGATCGCCGCCGCCAATGAAGGGGGCCGACGGCGTCGCATTCTCACGTCGGCATCCAAAGGACTCTGAGTCTGTGTTCGCCGCGCTGAACCATGTCCGACGCCGCGTCGGCGCGTTCATCGGCGGCTTCGAGGCGGGTCTTTCGAGTCGAAGGCTAAAGGGTTTTCAGCCAAGCCGGGCGCATCTGAACACGCTGATCGCCGCAGCCGGTCCGGACATCACGGCGCGCGCCCGTTGGCTCGTCCGCAACAACGGTTATGCGGCGAACGCCATAGAGAGCTGGGCCGGCAATGTGGTGGGCGCCGGCATCAAGCCGTCGTCGCTGATCAAGGACGCTCAGTTTAAAGCGAAGATTCAGGCGCTCTGGCTCGACTGGACCGACGAGGCGGACGCCGAGGGCTTCACGGACTTCTACGGCCTGCAGCGGCGCGCCGCGCGCGAGGTCTTCATCGCGGGCGAAGTGTTCTTTCGCTTCCGTCCGCGCCGCCCGCAGGACGGGCTCACCCTGCCGTTGCAGCTGCAGATGCTCCCGTCAGAGATGCTGCCGCTCAATCGAAACGAGAGTGTGCCGGGCGGCAACGTCATCCGCCAGGGCATCGAGTTCGACGCAATCGGACGGCGTGTCGCTTACCACTTTCTGCGCCGTCATCCAGGCGACATGACAGATTTCGGCATGGCCGGCGAGGTTGTGCGCATCCCGGCGACCGAGATCGTGCACGTCATCGATCCCGTTGACGCCGGACAGTTGCGCGGCGTCTCGCGCTTCGCGGCCGGCATCGTCAAGTTGTTCCTGCTCGATCAGTACGACGACGCCGAACTCGATCGGAAGAAGGTCGCGGCGATGCATGCGCTCTTCATTACGACCCCGGCGCCGGCGGAGCCGCTTGATGCCGCGGAAGGCCGCGACGAGAACGATGAGCGCACCATCGACCTGCAGCCGGGCCAGATCACGATGCTTGAGCCCGGTGAGGAGGTTCAGACCTCAGCGCCGGCCGATGTCGGCCAGACCTATGAACCGTTCCAATACCGCACGCTGCTTCAAGTCTCGGCCGCGCTCGGTGTGCCCTACGCTTATCTGTCCAACGACATGCTCAAGGCGAACTACTCGAACTCGCGGCTCGCCTTGCTGGAATTCCGCCGGCGGATCGAGGCCTACCAGCACGCGGTGATCGTCTGGCAGCTCTGCCGCCAGGTCTGGGCGCGCTGGATGGACACCGCGGTGATTGCCGGCGCCCTTAATTTGCCGGATTACGACCGTCGCCGGCGCGAATATCTGGCATGCGGGTGGCTGCCGCCGAAGTGGGATTGGGTCGATCCGCTTAAGGACGCCCGTGCCGAGATTGAGCAGATCGACGCCGGACTGAAGAGCCGGACCCAGGCCTTGGCCGAGCGGGGCTATGACGCCGAGCAGGTCGACACCGAGATCGCGGCCGACAAGGCCCGCGAGAAATCGCTCGGCCTGACGTTCGGAGCGACGCCGCCAGCG